AAAGCATCGGAATTGCTCGCCGCTAGCGGTCACGCCGCACCAGTCGAAGCTGTGGACAATCCGATTGCCACAGGTGACAGCAAGAAGAAAACACGCGAAGAATTTAACGCGATGACCCCACGCGAGAAATCTGACTTCTCGATTAAGGGCGGTCGCATCACTGATTGATTTTATGGGTAGACCACGAAAAATTCAACCTGACGAATCGGATTTTTCCGACGAGACAGAAAACGACAACACGCAAGAGATTGCAGAGCTTCCACTCGTCATGTCGATTGCACAACTTCAAACACTAACCGACAAACAAAAACAAGAGTTCCGCGCTAAAGGTGGAACCACAACAGAAAACTGATTTTATGGCTAATACACTCACTAACCTAATCCCCGATGTCTACGCCGCTCTGGACGTAGTAAGCCGCGAACTTGTAGGCGCATTACCAGGTGTTACCCGTGACGCACGCGCTGACCGTTTAGCATCTAACCAAACCTTGCGCATTGCACAAGCTCCAACCAACACCACTAGTTCGTTTACTCCTTCGATGGCTATCCCATCGGCGGCAGATCAAACGATTGGCAATGCTTCTTTAACTCTGTCGAAGAATAAATACGCAGCGTTTTCTTGGACTGGAGAAGAGCGATACAGCGTTGACCAAGGCCCAGGCTTTTTGTCAATTCAACAAGGTCAAATCGCACAGGCTTTCCGCGCTTTGGTAAACGAAATGGAAAACGATGTTTGTGACGCTCTCGCCGCTGGTGCTTCCCGCGCTTACGGCACGGCTGGCACTACTCCGTTCGCTTCGACGCTTGCCGACTCCGCACAAGTTCGCAAGATTCTTGATGACAACGGCGCACCAACCTCCAGCCGTTCGATGGTCATCAATACTGCCGCTGGTGCTGCATTGCGCACGCTAGGACAACTCACCAAAGCAAACGAGGCTGGCAACAGTATGACCTTGCGCGATGGTGAATTGCTGAACTTGCACGGATTCTCCATTCGCGAATCCGCACAAGTCAACGATGCAACCGCTGGCACAGGCGCAAGCTACTTGTTGAACGGCGCACTCGCAGTTGGCGCGACTACCGTCACCGTTGACACTGGCTCGGGAACTATTCTAGCTGGTGACATTGTGACCATCGGATCTCACAAGTATGTTGTCGCGACTGCCCTTTCTGGTGGCAGCTTCACCATCAATGCACCAGGTATCGTAGCCGCTGCCGCTGACAACTTGGCGATCACCGTCAATGCAACCAGCGCCCGCAACGTTGCTTTCTCCAGTGATGCAATTGTTCTTGCTACTCGTTTGCCGATCTTCCCAGCACAAGGTGACTTGGCAATCGACAACGAGATCATCACCGATCCTCGCACGGGCATCAGCTTTGACTTGCGCGTTTATCCCGGTGACGGCATGGTTCTTTATCGCTTGCATGCTCTGTGGGGTTTGAAAGTGGCGAAACCTGCTCACGTTGCCTTGATGCTTGGCTAATCTTTTCTTTCATAAGATGTTCGGGACGCTCCATCGGAAACGGTGGGGCGTTTTCTTTTGACTTGGCGCATATAGTATATGAGTGAGCTTGACGACTTCATGAACGCGCAACATGACGCTAGTGATTCTACAATGGGAACCGCTTCGATGACGTGTGACGGGCAAAAATTTGACGTTGTAGCGAATCTATCGACCAACATGACGGACGGCGACATGGGAGGACTAGAGCCTAACGTGCAAGCCATGGTAACAGCGCAACCAAGTGACGTAACAAATCCGCGCAACATGAAAAACAAGCGATGCACTATGGGCGGCGTTGCGTATCGCGTCCACAGCGTAGACGTTGGCACGGTGGCGATCCATTTTTCACTTATTGACCCGAACGAATCGCGATGATTAAGCTAGAGATAGACCGACAAAGCGCGGCAGCATTTAAGCGCGAGCTTGACAGATACGAGCGCAAGAAAGGCGTAGTCGCCAAGGACGCAATCAGAGAACTAGCGGGAGAAGTTGCGCTAGGCCTTGCGAGTCGCGTTCAGCCGTGGGGAATGAGCGTAGCCAAGCAACGTAAGTTTTCCTTGTCCATTGCGAAACAGGTTCACCGCGCATTGAAAAACTCTAACGTAACACAAGGCGGCGAAGATGCACGAACTGCGCACAGCAAGCGGCGCGACCGCAAAGGACAAGTGCCAAAAGACTTGCGCACCAACGGCAGAATCAAAAACGATCCGATTCTAAAATCTGAACGCGTGCAATTAGCACAACGCAAAATGAAAGCATCTGGACAAGCTAAAGCGTCATGGGCAGGGGCGGGATTGAAAGCATTTTCTACGCTAAAAGTTCCAGCGTTTTTCCGCAAGATGATCAAAGCATGTAGTGCGACAGTGAGCGGTAGCGGCATGAATACCAGTGTTGTTATCTCTAACGATTTGAACTATATCGAACGCACAATGCCGCAAAGCGCAATACAATCAGGAATACAAATTGGCTACCGCAAAATGTTCCGCAAACTTAAAAACAGAATCGAATCATGACATCGGACAAAGTAAAAAATGCAATTATTGCCGTCATCGCGGCAGACATAACCACCTTGGAAGTCGTGGACGCGCAACGATTTACCGAAACTGAATTGGCTTGCATTGCTGTTGGTATCACCAAGTCAGAAAAGTTTAACGCCTCACTCGCCAAGGTTGAGAGCATAGAGATTGAAATCAAGCTACGGGCGCACGCTGGCGATGCGGATGAAATGTCGCGGGATGAAGTCGAAACTCTCACCGATACGTTGCAAAGCATTTTGCAAGGCTCAAGTTTCGTTGCTGACGTAAACGCAGAAATGGACGGCGTATGTGTTGACTACTTCCAATGTGGTGGCGGCTTTCCATCTTGGGATGAGAACACGCTGGAATGCACCTTTGAATGTGAATGCTACGCGCAACGGGCAACGGGATAATTTTTTGACACCATCGGCATTTTGTATGGCTACGTTACTAGGCGCAACTAATGGAGTGTGGGGAATCTCAACCGCTCAAACAGGATTCTTGCTTGATAGCTCAAGCCAAGCATACTCCGCCGACGAAAAGACCGTGAAAAACATCACGGGTGACGATACGGGAATCTCCATGTATAACGAGAAAATCGAGTTCTCACTTGGCGGCTACGTTCCCGCAACTAGCGCATTTTCTGGCACTATCTCCGCAAGTATCACACTTGCAACCGCTCCGACTGACCACCTTGTCGGAAGTATTTCCGCTGGCATCTTCATTGCTAAGACAATCACCAAAACACAATCGAGCGAAGACTATCAAAAGATCGAGCTTTCTGGCACTTACAATCCGACGATTGTAGCAAGCTAACATAATTTCATAATATGAATCATATTCAAGGTCACGCCATGCATCAACACGCTGGTGACACAAAAAATTTGCAACTAGCAGCAACGGCAATCAGCCTTGATGTTCCGCTTGATAAAAACCGCCCTTACACCTCCGCTATTGGCGATGGTTTTGGCGATAAGCGCATGGTATGGCATTTCTCAGGTGCATCACCAGACGGAAACACAATCAAAGCCGTCACGAACGCATGGAATGATACAAAGTATCTGCTAGCCAATCCAAACAGCGAAGTTTCAAAGTGCAAAGAGGCGTTTAACTACTTAGTTGAAATGTCCGAAGTTGCAAAGGGCAAAGCATCGTTTTTACAAGTCAATCGCGAGATTGATACAATTTACACAGCGAGCACCGCAGCAGCAGCAGCATTACGCGCATTGGGTCATCCATGTTACGGCTATTCAAGGCACAGCGGAAGTTATTTCTGGCATTTCAACCGTGCCGCCGCCAGCGACCTTGCTTTGTGGGGTGATAAAGATTTGCATGTCAAACTCCCTGACATGATGCTTTCATACATCAAATGCGCTTTGTTGAATTGGAAAACGCTTGTGCAAATTGCTTTTGAGCAAGCCGAATATTACGCCGTCAAGCATGGGCAAAGAACCGCTTTCGTAAACAAAAATGACAACGAAAAAATTCAATTGGAACTCGAAAGACTACTATATCGAAAATGAAAAATATCACCGAACCAACGATAAACGGAGTAACGCTCCGACCACTTACATCATTCGTTTTAGGCCGCGTTCGCGCTTACGTTCAAAGTGACTACGGGCAAGGACTAGGCGAAGGGCAAGCAGCGACATTTTCTTACGCCGCTATTGCCACAAGCGAAAACCCTGCACCTTTGTTTGGCAGCTTTGACGCATTGCATGACGCTACTGTCAAAATTGGCTTTGAACTGAGCGAGGATGATGCGCTAGCCATCGGGCAATACATCACGGACGTAATCACAGAAGCGGAGGCGGCATCAGTCGAAACGCCCGAGGGAAAGAAATAAGCCGCGGCGATGCGCCCGACAACGAATACGCCTTGTATGACCTTTTCGCGCAAGAATACGGATGGACAATTGAGCATGTCAGAACACAAGTGAGGGCAGACGATGAAACAAAGCTCATTCACGCGATTCTATACCGTCGAGGATGCAAGCCAACCCGCAAGCACTTAGTTGAAGGTAAGGGCAAATCATTCCGTGAAATCCTAGCAGAAATCAAGCAAGATAAAATTGACACCGCGCCAGCATTAGAGGGAATCATATTTTAAGCCATGGCACTAAAAGTAAAAATCACAGGTGACGCAACGCAGTTTGAAAAGACCATGCGCAGTGTTCGCGGCTCTGTAAATGGCATCGGTAGCGGTATCGGAACCGTTACGAAGTATGCAACGGCACTAGGGGCAGCTATTTCAGGCGTTGCCATTGCGTTTGCAAAAATGTCATCCGACAAAGCATCGGAAGTTGAGGACTTGGCGATGCAATTTGAGACGCTAACAAAAAGCGCATCAGCAACAAAAAAGCTCATGGGAGAGTTTCGCAAAGAGGCGACGAAATCACCCTTGGCGATCAAAGACTACGCGCAAGCTGGCAAGACGCTTTTATCGTTTGGCATGGCGCAAGAATCCATTATGCCGTCATTGCGAGCCATTGGAGACATAAGCATGGGTAACAGCGAACGCTTTGCATCTCTTTCGCTTGCATTTGCCCAGACACAAGCGGCAGGGCGTTTAATGGGGCAAGAGGTTCTGCAATTCGTAAACGCTGGATTTAACCCATTACAAGAGATCAGCAAGCGCACGGGCGAAAGCATGGCAGAACTGAAAAAGCGCATGGAAGACGGCGCAATCTCTGCCGAGGAAGTTGCATACGCATTTGAGACGGCGACAAGCAAAGGCGGCTTGTTTTATCAAGCTATCGAAAAAGGTTCTAACACGACAAGCGGCAAAATTGCAAAAGTCAAAGATGCCGTCGATCAATTGCAAATTGCTTTTGGCACAGGCATGAATGAAGGTTTGAAAGTAGCCCTCGACTCAGCCAACGGATTCTTGCCAAAGCTAGAAAGTATTTTTACGGAATCGGGGCAGATTGTAGGCAAAGCAATAGAGCAAGCAGTCAGTGGCAATATGGAAATGTTTGGTCGCATCGGTTCAATCATCGGCACTGCAATGTGGGTAGGAATCAAAGCGGTAATCGTAAACGGACTGGATAGCTTAGGTTCGGGATTGTGGACGCAATACGGCAAATACACCGAAAATATTACGGGATTGAACGCCGTTGATTTCCTCAAAGACCGCACTGGCATCGAACTTGCTGGCAAAGGAACTAACCTCAGCGAACAGCTTTCAAGCTCGCTAGAAAACAGCGACCTAACACAACAGCTTGCCGAACTCCGCAAGATTAATCAAGCATCGCAAGCCATGATTAGAGAACAGCAAAACGCCGCTCGGTTACTCATGGATATGCAAAACGTCATCACCCCTAGATTCGCAAACTAATGGCCGCTACAATTTTAGGATTTACATCTAACGAGATAAAGCCGCAACCAGCTTTCAAGGCAAAGCAAAATGAAAATGGCGGCTGGACGGCGCAGCATGAATTTGTTGTGAAAGTTGTCGATTTTGCAGCCGTGCAAAGTCAATTCGCCAAAGGAACCCCGCTTTACGAATTGGACGATGGATTACTTGCATTTTTTGGGTTCTTGAAAATTTCAGACGTTCAAGTCATTCGCGCCGAGGGCGATTTAATCACGCTCGCAGTAACAGCAACTGGCAGTAGTTCGGGTCAGTTCGATGTTGGCGGCGATGAGCCAACACTAGGCTCGGGGGCGCTGCCAACGTATGACTTGCAAACAAACACAGTTCCGCTCCCATTCTCAATGCATCCAAAGTGGAAAGATATATCCCCTCAGGATAAGGAGTTGCTAGGATTGCTCATTGACGGCGAATATGTTTACCAATTTTCAGACGATCAACTTTATTACACGCTAGAAGACGGCACTAGATACAAGAGTGAATTTCAACTTGAATCTATCAACTCTATAGAGTTTGCAAAGCGCATAGCGCAGGGTGAGACAACTTGGGATTCAAGCGTTATCACTTGGATTGAAAGCACAGAGGGAACGACTCCAATCAGTAGCGCAATACTTGCGCAACACATGAAAATCGTTTCTAACCCACGCGGTAATCCTCCGGACGCAGGAGACGGCAGTGATTGGATGCTTACAGGTGTATCACAATCACAAACGGGCGAACTATACCGAACACGGCTTGAGTATTCAATGTCACAACGTGGCGGTCACGACTCATTCCTTTACGATACCTAATCTATGGCAAATAACATCAAAATCCCACGACTTGTAAGAGCTGGAGAAAGCATAACCGCAGCATGGGCAAATGACATTCGCCGTGCGATCATTGAGCTTGCCAAGCGTGCGCCAGTAGAAAAAAACGTGGCAAACAAAAAAAGAAAGCCCGCGCCATTTACTCCGACATTAAAAGTCGAAACAGCAGGAGAAGGTGAAAGCGCGGTCAAGAAATATTTCGTAAGAGTTTCAGATGGTTACTTGGTCGATCATGTTTTGCCAGATGAAAAATCGCTTTCTTACATTTACCCAGAGGGGATAAAAGACGCGGAAAATAAACCAGTTTGGCATGAAATAGAAGACGGGCAATGTTTGTATTTATCCTTTAGCGTTTCCATTACTGGCGCGGTTGATGTCGCTGAATCAGCTCCGATGATACGAGTTGATGAAGACGATATAGAAAACGAGCACTATAGACCTACGATCTTCACCGAAGGCGGCGGGGGATTGAGTATGTATAAACTTCTCAAGTTCACGCTTCCTGATGATGTTCCGAAATTTGAATATTTCCTAATCGGTGACAATGTGCATCATTGGCGCGAGCGTATGACGTTTCGCAATATTGAAGAGGACGAGCTTGACGATGATAGCATGGGCGATCGTAGACCGATTGGCGACCGCTACGACAAAGATGAGGATTGCGCTTATTTGAAATACATCGTTCAGCTAACGGGCGACGAGGATGGAGTGCCTATTATCAAGCCTTTGCCCGATGGTTCGACAGTTGACGATATTGGTTATATCCCAATCAGGGCAATCAAAGATTTAGGCATCACCGAAAGGCAAATCCAAGTTTCAGCCGAACCGACTGACGGCGCGATCACTATTCGCGGGAATGATGCAAGCGGCAGCTTAATTCAAGAAGATTGCGATGGAAACCCCACGACCTTGATTGAGTGGGCTGATGGACTCATAACCACCACGGGGGCGGTGACTTTTGTAGCTGGCTGCGATGGCAGCGGCGGAGGTAGAGAAATTCCATAACATGAATACGGCAATTGTGATTTGTTGCAATAAAACGGACGAGTGTTTATTGCCAGAGTTAAAAAAGAACCTGAATCGGGTTTATCCAAATTCTGCAATATGGGTTGCTCCATGCGCGAAGAATCCCCCACGGACTACGCTACCACTCACCCCGTCAATTCGCTGGCACACAGATAAAGTCAGCGATGATATTTTAGCCGCGCTTTACCATACAGGGGCGGGAATGGTCGCAAAAATCGACGCGGATACTTGGCATTTGAAACCATATCTTTTCGACATGCAAGGGTGTCAAGCTACGGGGATTCAATGGGGTGATCGGCCTTGTTATTTCCTTGGGCTGGGCTATGCATTAACGCGATCCGCAATTGTCAAAATCATGGCAACCCAAGCTTGCGGGAAGTGCCGAAGCATTGAAGAAGATCAAGCTATTTCGTGGCGAGTTCGCACCGCTTTCCCTAATGGGGTATGGCTTCATAGCGTAGGAACAGCGCGGCGCATCGACAGCTACACGCAAGAGATGGATGCAAGCGTGATCCATCTGGGAGTGACCAGCGACAGGGCAACGGTGTGGAAAGATCAACAGCAGCTTGTGAATGGGGGGAATTACACGCCAAAACATAAAGTTTTAATTTCATTGACCACGACCCCGCGGCGACTAGAAATCTGTCATTTGGCAATTGCTTCATTGTTGAACCAATCGATTCCTTGCCATGTGAGACTTTGCATCCCTATGCGCATGCAACGCACAGGAGAAGAATATGACGAAGCGAAAATCATTGCCTTGCAAGATACATTTTCCGATTTGGAGATTTTCAGGTGCCCAGATTATGGGCCAGCAACAAAGCTGATACCATCACTATATCTTTCAGACGATGAATGTTTGATCATTGCCGATGATGACATTCTTTATCCATATCGGTTCGCTGAACGATTAGCTCGATCATTAGAGGAATCTGATTCTGGCAGCGTAGCCAATCGCGTCAACACTATGCACGGCAAACGAGTAGCTCAGGGATTTTCTGGCATGGCGTTTCTTGCGCGGAACTGCAAAGAGCTAGCTAAAAAATGCGTTGATCTACTCAGCGGCTCAATTGATACATGGGAAGCTGACGATATTGTGATTTCCCATGTATTTCAGCCAAGCGCGGCGAAATATACCAGCCATGTGGAACCTTTAGAAATGGACATGGGCGACAGTCTCAAAAATGCGCGAGGACTTGGACATAATCAGCGATACAAGGCAGCCATCGAAGAAATCACCAAAAACCAACTCTAATTTGACACAAGCCATTTTATATGCCGATCTCATCCGCACAGACTAGCACGGGAACAAACTTTATCGCAACCCCATCGTCATCAATGACAACGGGGCGATTCACTATTGGATTGGCAGCAACGGCGCAATCTTTTGCAACTGCTGACATTGGTTACGCAATCAGCACGCGCTTAACCACATCAAGCACAACGGCAACGCTTAACGTTGAAACAGGCGTTTGCACTGGTAGCGCGTCTTTTGTCGCTGGCGTGGCGCAAGTCGAAACAGCAACAGTCACGGCGGCATCAGGGGCGACATCAAACGGCAATTGTATTGTAACGGTCACAGGCGCAACGTTGGCAGGTTCACCGCTGTCAGTTACTATCCCGCTAACCACGGCATCAAACACAGCGACACTAGTAGCGGCAGCGCTTGCAGCGGGGCTAGCAGCAAACGCGGCAGTAGCGGCAAAATATACGGTCACAAGCTCAGGGGCTAACATTGTCTTGACGGTAAAAGCAGACGCTGACGGCAATTATTTAGCCAATGATTCATCTTTGAATATCGCCATTCCTAGTGGATTAGGCATCACGGCAGCGCCAACAAGCGCAGACACAACAGCGGGCGCAGTCAGTTCCGGCGTGCAAGTTTTAGATGGTGAAGGAAAAGATTTTGAGGGCGTAACACTTGCGCCGTTAGCGCGGATTTATGCGCTTGAAATCAACGTTACGAGCGGCAGTGCATCGGCAACAAACGGCACACAGGTTTTGCCGCTGCCGTGCAAAATATGGAACACTGGCGGATTTACTGGAAGCATGTTAACAGCGGATTTAGTCATCACCGCCTTATCTAACGGAACAAACGTGACGATCACGGCAATTGGGAAATCTTCATAACTTTTGACACAAGCCATAAATAGGATGCAAGCACCCGCAATCAGAAATTTCACCGTCTACAAAGGCTCGACTTTTAACGAGTCGCTTAAATTCTATTCATCCTATTGCGCGGTTACCGACATCGGAACAACTATCGACCTTTCGGCGTATTCTTTTGCATCGCAAATCCGCGCAAGTGTTGGATCAACAGTCATCGAGACTTTTACGATCAACACCGACAACGCGGCAGATGGTGAAATCTTTTTGCAGTTATCCGCAACAGAAACGGCGGCAGTCACGGCGGGAGTTTACAACTACGATTTGCGAGTAACAGATGCATCGACAAACAAGGCTTTTTGGGTAAAAGGAACAATCACATTTGTGGGAACAATTACAGCATGAGTGACAACGTAATAATCAGAACCGTAAATCAGCCGACGATGGTTATTGTTGGCAATCAAGCCGTGTCTGGCCCTGCTGGTCAAGACGGAGCAACAGGCGCACAAGGCCCCGCAGGCCCAAACAGCGTGACCAGCGCGACGAGCAGCGATTACACTTGCGACTTGAAACTTGCATCGCTCGAAACGGGAACCATAAGCATTACGGATGGCTTTTATGTTAGCACTTTAGACATCATCTTAGACAATGGGGTGAACGATGCATTCAAAGATGCGTTAGAAATCGCGAGTGCGGATATTATTGACGCAACTGACAACGGAGACACGAACAAAGAAAAGATACTCAAAACTAATGATGAAGGACAAGTGACCGTTACATCATTGGCCGCTCAAGTTGTAGCATGCACTTCTCAATTTGCTATCTTCAATGGTTCTAATTTAGCACTCATCAAAGCTGACTTCTTGACCGATACAAGGAATTTGCAGCAACCAAACGCTAGTGGGAGTTATGCGCTAACAGCTTCGACTACAGGCATCCCTGACAAGCTAACAGACGGCACGATTGCGGGAACGCTGACGATCGACTCCACCAGCTACACTTACGGGACAGGTGCGGCATCTGCTCACAGAACAGCGTTAGGGTTAACCGCGCTCGCCACAACGACACCAGCGGCAAACGTAACGGCTTTTCTCGAAACTCCATCTAGCGCAAATTTAGCGGCAGCAATTACAAACGAGACTGGCAGTGGTTCTTTGGTTTTTGCGACAACACCAACATTAAACAATCCAACAGCATCGACATCAAGCACGTCAACAGCGGCATTGACTGTAACTGGCGGCACTAGCACGGTTGATTTGCTTCGATTGGTCGCAACTAGCGATGCTACATTTGCATCAGTTGGATTTATTGATAGAAACGGCGTTTCGCGTGGATCCTTTGGATACGCTGGAACCACTGCAATCGCCTTTAGTAATACTGTTTTCTTTACAGCAACAGGCGGCAGCAGAATGTTGTTCTCTACAACAGGAACAGAAAGGATGACGATTGCTGCAACTGGAGAAATCGGCGTTGGCACAGCATCGCCAAGCACTAAAGCAATGCTTGATCTAACGTCTACAACTAAAGGGTTTTTGCCGCCACGGATGACCACAACACAGAGAGACGCTATATCCGCGCCCCCTGCTGGTCTCATGGTCTACAATTCCACCACCAACAAACTTAACTTTTACAACGGCAGCGCATGGGAAGCCGTAACCTCAGCAGCGACAAGCATCACTTGGGACTATCTCGTCGCTAACTGGTCAAGCGAGCCTACGCTTAATGCCGCCATCTCAGGCGGAGAAGTCTACGATTACACTCTCTCAGGAGTGACAAGATATAGGTTTGTCCCTACAACATACGACCCAACACAAGATGCTTTCTATTCCACTTATGAAAGCGAAACTTTATCAAATTTAATCGCAACAAGAGGATAATAATATATGCCAATCATAATCACAGGCGGCAAATACGCAGTCGCATCCCTTTCCACCGTCGAAACGCGCTCGCTGAGTGTTTCAACAGCTCCATTCGTTTCTGGCGATTTCACAATCCAGCGCATCGTTGGATTGTGGGATAGCGCTGGAACGACCTTCAAGGGATTTGCGTATGTTCGCAAGTGGGTGAGCACCTCATCCCTCGAGCTAAACACCCCATTCCTTGACCCTGCAACAGGCTTGGACGTCACACAAGTTGTTGGTGACACTATTCTTGTATCAAAGAACTTCGCAGAATCTGTGGCAGCGGGGCTCGCGGTATCTGGAAGCACAGTCACCCTGACGGATAGCCTTGTCCTCGGAACGGCAGGCCAATCGCGCTCACTGTGCCTATATGACGAAGCAAAGGTAATAAACTCGTCCGTGGGCGGAAGCGTCTTGGCGATTCAGCCGACAGGCGGCTTGGCGGTTCTTGGTCAGTTGCAAAGCTACGCAGATCGGCGCACA